GATCTTTTACAGAAAATCAAGTCTGAAACGGAGCTTGAGGAGATATATGAACATTTCCGCCTGACTTTTAGCAACTGGTTAAGTTCAGCGGATGCGGGTCCTGCATTGCGCAACGAACTCAAGGAAATCGTCATGCGATCTAGTGCGCTTGGATACACGTTGCCACTCTATGAGAAGCGGATGCGTTTAGAAATCATTCTGGGTCCCATACTATCCACGTGGTTTGACACGGAATCTCGTTCTCCAAAGACGTCGCCTTCACTGCGGAGAGTGGATTGTAGAGGAATCCGTGAGGCTGGACAGTGTTCTGCACAGGCGCGATGTGCCTGGAAACAAGCAGAGGGCGAAGAAGACGGTACCTGTCTATTGCATGTCCCTGATGGCGATTCGGCTCGTATGTTTGTTCTACGATTACTTGATGAACTTATCCGTTTTCCGATGAGACGTGACCAACTTCTTAAGGAAAAGAAGAAGTCTGTGAGTATTCTTGCGACATTGCACGGAGCCACCTTGACCGGTACACAGTATATTGTTCCAGAGGATTCACTTGAATGGACAGATTTACTCCGAATGGATTGTCGTCGCCAGACAACGGAAAAGAAGTTATTTGCTGAGGAGTTTTCTGGAGCTAATCCTGTGGCGGCAGCCACCGCCAAAACGGCGACCCAAAAAAGAAAGGAGGATCCTTTACCTGCCGAAGTGACACTTCTTACGGATGACTATGCTCTTGCTGCCTGGAATCGTGATCTCATTCCTTTGGGAACGGAAGTAGAAGCGATTGCGAGCCAGATGAGTATTTCTCCAGAGGATCTAAACTATGTTCCTGGAAAACAGTTCTTTACTCAGGAAGAACTCTGGAAACTCGTGATTGCCAAGCGCACTGCAGTCGTGCAACTGAATCTTCTAGAACCTGATCTTTCTAGACAGATCTCAGGATGGCGCATCATTGACGGCACGAGTCTATATGTCATTGTCATCACAGCAGAAGGACCTCAGTTTCTGGTTGAAAAGGCTAAACCTGTTGGTCCGATTCTGGAAGCGTCCTTACCTGGACCCTTCCGTGATCGTGTTCAGAAAATCATCAAACGGAAACTGAAAGTCTAATCAATCATTAAATAAACGTAAAGTTATATCTAGAAATCGTGTCATTTGTGATTGAAATACCAACTACTTCAATCGTATCTCTCTTGGCATCCGTGTAGTCCGCCAGTTTTATTACACCAAGAACTTTATCCGCAGGGAGAGGATTACCATTTTTATTTGTCATAACTTTTCCTTGAAAGTTCTTTCTAACACCTGTACCAATCTCGCATACTTGAATCTTTGTAAAATATCTATTTCCATTACAATAGTTAATAAACTCTGTAATAGTTGAAAAGGTGAATGGGCCCTCGGGAGCACCTCCGCGCTGCTTCTTAGAACGGGTCTTCCTCACGGTTTTCCGCTGCCTCCGAGTCAAGCGCTTTGCCATAGTATATTTATTCTTTAGATTTTAATCAATCATTGCACAAACTGTTTCCGGCTCTCGGGAAGATTTACCATGAGATAAAAGTGGAGGACCCGAGCACGCGTCTGGATGATGCTACTCGGCTTCACACAAATAGAAAGAAAAGAAAAATTAAAAACACATGATAATATATAATGGTACTCCGTAAGAAGAGCAGAAAGTCACAGAGAAAATCTAATAAGACAACCAGAAAACGTCACGGTTATCGTGGAGGAGCGACGTGCCCAAATTGTAATGGCGCAGGGGGTTTTAGACAAACTGTAGTCTGCAATGGCTGTAATGGTAATGGAGGATTCTTTGAAATGTCAACTGACTTTCAGGGAAGACCTAAAAAAATATGGCAAAATTGCCAAGTGTGTCAAGGAAGTGGAAAGGGGACTATTGATGTTCCCTGTTACACATGCCGCGGATCAGGGCAGGTTCCTGATGCGCCGTCCAAGGGGCGTCGTGGCAGATAATGATAAGCGTCACCTCTCAAGAGCAGGCAAGATAACCAGTTGATACGGTGCTCCTGCGGCCGCCAACTTGACTGCGCGCATCCGACAGTCTAGCATATCCAGAACTTCTTGATCCAGACGATTTAGCCGGATTCGCCGGTAGTTCTTATTATTTGGATGCAGAATCACTAGATACATATCACCGACTTCAAGACCATACAGAGTCTCAAGAAACCAGCGATATGTATTTAACTGCAGTGTGTAATGCCAATAGTTACAGTTTGGCAAATGATCCAGTGGTGGATATCCACGCTCAAAGTCATTCGCTGTCTTGATCTCCTTGGATCGCTTCCAGTCATAGAGCACAATCTTTCCATCAGACTTTCTCCGAAACACTCCATCAATACTTCCGCAGAGCAAATGCGGTTGCGAGAAGACTTCCCATTCCATTCTGAACGGTTCTAGATCATGTCCACAGTCGGCCCAGAAGTTCATGAAATAGTTCCATTCGGGTGTGGCCTTGATCTCCGCGCTGATCAGATGTTCTGCGCCATTCAGAAACTGTTCAATAGACAAGTGCATGGCAGTACCTAGACCACTCGCCTCTTTTCCAGAATCTGACCACCCCTTCTCAATCTCCGCCGCTGTCTTTCCAAAATACTTAGACATCGGCCACTTCGGCGACTTCATCATCTTGGTAATCGTGGCCGCCGCATCAAAGTGGGGGAAAAACTGGTGCAGAAATCCAGTACATGATGTTACATTCGTGCTGCTCCCATCAATAAAATAGGTGTGTGTGGGCTCATAGAACCGAATACGATCGTCCCGAGGATGTTTGTTTTTAACGGCAAGTGTCTGCCATGGCTCAGGCATTCTTAAAGTGTCTTAGTGGTGAGCCTTTAGATCTAAAGACCATGTGCAGAACACTACAAATGATCTATCCAATCTCATTTTCATTTCCAAAGGAACTGATTGTTCCGTATGTGCCTTTCAAGACATCTCATACTGCAAGTCACGCCTACCAGTTTACAGACTCTGAACCCTATCTCCAAAACTACGGACGGGCCATTTTCGGGAACACGGACCTCAAGTGTGGATGGGACTGTCTTCGTCATTACGAGATTCTATCACAAGGGACAATCCCACTCTTCAAACGTCTCCCTCAGTGTCCATCTAATACAATGCGCACATTCCCAAAGGAACAAGTCATCACCCTCATGGGAAAATACGGAGACATGGAGTTCGCCGACATTATGAGAAACTCTTCCTCAGAACTCTATGAGGATCTAGATTCACTTCTACGATATATGCGTACTAATATGACAACGGAAGAGACTGTTGATTACATGTTACGATGTGCAGGAGTTGCCGATGCAAATGAAGTTCTATTTATTACAAATCATCCGACGGCAGGAGATTATTTATCCGAAACGATTGCTCATGGACTTAAGTCACGCTTTCAGGGAAAGTGTGATACATTTCCAGATTATTCATCACGCTATACAGATTTTTCACTTGAAGAGTCAAAAAAGTTGTATGGAAAGGGATTTAACTATACGAGGCTTTTACCAGACTCGTATAAAACATCACTAACGCGTACTGAGATTCAAGAAAAAATAACGAGCAGAACATATGATCATATCATTCTTTATCTTCACCATATGAGTTCAACTATACCTTTTTTTTCCGCACAGGACAGTCATCCTCTATTTAAATATTATGCACCGACTGAAATTTCAGTTGTATGCGGTCACGATTGTGATTCATATTGGTCAAAAGAACTACAATGGTATATTCGGATGAATCATAACTGTCCATTTGTAAAGGATTTGCTTCCTGGTCATCCTGTATTTATCCGTGAGTTTGGAGAGAAAGATGATTATAATAAAATTTGAAATATGTGCACAGTAACTACACGTAATATGAATATACCGCTCAGCCCTGAAGTTGATATTCGTGCACTTGTTCCAGGTGAACGATATTATGCCGTGAGTACGCGAAACAGTTCACATTTTAATGGTGTCTTTACCGAGTACTATACAAATAATGCTGGATATGACATGCTCCGTTTTCATTATACTACATATACGTACCCAGAAGAAACTGTGGGCAATATTGGTTCACCCGATGAACATCCGTGGGGAACATATTTGCGTGTATTTAATGAGCACCAATCGTTCCGATATTATAAGATTTGCCGTTTTACAAAAAAAGAAGTAAAGGAACTTACAGAACGATGTATTCTTCGTGAACGAAGGCAGTATGAACGTGCTCTAACTGGAACCATATCATCAGGCTTATATTTGCCTCGTGATATTGTACGCGAAATCTCTTTGAAATATGTGACATCCTATACAACTTTAAAGACACCGTATCATCGTATTCGCAGAAATGCATCTAAAAGCCAGCCAGCTCCATGATGTACTTACCTACCTTATTCTCACCTTCTATTCTACCATCGGGCCTACGCACGCCTCCCAGATCATTTGTCGCCGTTGAATAATAGAGTAGATACTTACCCTTCAGACGAGCCGCATTCACAATGTCTTGGAACTCCTTATCCTCTTCCCATCGTTGCTTAACCGCATCCTTGAGAACATCATCCTTGACAGATGACCACTTCGCCTCATCAAATGTCGCCTTGTAGCGACGGATGACAGGGGGACGTGATTCATCAAGGATTTTTTCACGTTCCTCAGCAAGAAGTTCGTATTCACGATCTTCAGGAAGTTTACGCTTACCTGCACCCGTTTCAGAAAGACGAATACGAAGGAACTCCTGATGAATAGTTCCTGTACGGGAAAACAGACTTACTGCAAGTTCAGGCTTATTCGCTCCAAGTTTGTATTTCATACCTGCTAGATAGTGCTCCATACTAGGGTACTCCACAGGAGGTTCTGTAGATTTATCAAGAATACGAAATGGAGCATTCGGTGCCAACCAACGTGCTGCACCTTTCTTGCCGATTGCAAGTGTATCTTTGAGCGCCGCATTGTGAAAGAACTGGAAGAGTTCTCCAATCTGATAGACATTCTTCACTACCGCGGCCTCGGCCGCAGGGGCAGCAGCGGCGGCAGCAGCAGCAACTGATGAACCAGGACGAGGTGCTGAGGCAGCGGCATCAAGTACGACAGGCCTGGAACTTGCGGCCTTCGGTGGAGCAGAGCCTTCATCCTCCTTCCCTTCGGCTTCAGCCTCTCCACGACCCTCAGATCGCCGCTTGAAGATAAACCACCGATTCAAGAAACTAAACTCCTTCACAATATCCGACATAGGAAACGGCTGTTTACCCTTCACTGCCATTTCATAACTATTCTCAAACATGTTTGTGCTGTGCAGAAGTCCAGCCTCGGCAAGTTCCTCGTCATTGAGTAGATCACATCCAATACTCTTCATCTGATCAACAAGTAGCTTGAACGGGACAAGGTACTCCGTGTGCTCCATGCCGATGCTGATGAACTTGACGTCAATCGCCATACCATATGCATCCTCATCATTTGGCAAGTCATCCGCATCATACTTTTTGGTGATCGTCCAGATAGTTGTTCCATCTTTTTCAATCCCATTCTTAGAATCTCCCATCTGAGTTCCACGCAGCATGTTAAAGACTGTCTCACCATCAAAGCAGCATCCTGAGAAGTATCCACCCACCTTCAGAGAGGCACGTACATTCTCAAGAAATCCTTCAAATGTATCTTTCTTTTCAAAGAAGTAATGGATCGCAAAGTTACATCCCACTGCATCCGCACCAAACTTGAGGCGACTTGCCCCCGCCTTTGCTACGAGCGCAGGTACATCACCACCTGCAGGTACTCTGCCAAAGACAGAACGTAGAATATTCTTCTCCTCAGGTGTACTTCCTGCATCACCGTTGACCAGCTGCTTGCTGCTGTCACCAATAACAAAGATCATAGGCGGAACATTTTCACGTCCATTCGTCATCCAGGTATTCAGAAGACGGCGATATGCACCGTCATTCGGATCAAGAATACAGGATCCTGCCTTATCAATCCCTAAGATAAAGGCAGCCTTGGCACGACGCCATTTCTGCAAGTCACCTGCCTTTCCACATGTAATGTCAAGTAATGTCTTATCGCCTCCTTTCAATACAGTTTCCATCATGATCCGCTCCTTGACCCACTTGTTGTGGAAATCCTGGAGACCACGCGTGTAGCGCTGATCATTCTTGTCGCCCTTCCGATCATAATATTTACGATCCTGGTCTTCGCGAGCCGCATTTGCCTTCACGATTCCGACGATTTCTTCCTCAAGTGGCTCCTCGGCTCCAGTGCGGATCATGTGTTCCGTGACTGGATCGTAAATAGAGTTCCAGTTATCATTCGCAACGAACTCGCTGTTCAGCGTACGCTCTAAGATGCCCTTCTGAAGACGCTCCGTCTTGTCATAGCGTACACGAACCGGCACCCATCTCCATCCAGGTTCATTTCCAGGCTCATAGGCCATTTCAACTATACTGCGGTCCTGGATCGGCTCACCTGACCGCTCACACTTTACATACTCTTCCTGTGTATCAGGATCCATTTCAACCGTCCTGTAGCATACAGAGGCCATCGTATCACCATAGTTCATAGGGGTGAACAAGGCGGGTCTCTTCTCTCGTTTACCACGTCCATCTGTACCAGGCAACGGTAGTTCCCTCAGCACAGTTGCACGAGGATCATCGTATGCCGTGTCACGTTCAGAGTTTACAAAGAGACGAAGTGTCTTATACCGCACCGTTTCACCATGCTCTCCAAGACCAACCGACACCTTATCAAGACGATCATTCTCAGGATCCTTTTCAGTGATTGCCAGGAAATCAATCGTATTGTCCTCAGCAGGCTTCCATTTGAACTGTTGATCAAAGGTTACACCAGGACGTTCAGGCAGCGGCATCTGATTGCTTGTGAAGATGAGTCCATCGGTCGCATAGACTCGCATCTTTCCTCCGTCAAGAATACGCCCTGCCGCCTTGAAGATACTGTCATCCCCAACACCACCGAATAAGAAGATCTTTTTACTAACCTTCATAGTCGTGGACGGCGTGAGTCCAGGACCAACCACCGTGGGCCCATCACCCTCATTCCATGCGGCAACCCATGCCTCCAGAGCACCATGACGACCTTCCTTTTCCTTTCCAACCTCCGCAAACTGGAAGGGCAACTGCGTGACTTTCTTGCCACCGAGTCCCACGTAGGTCTCAAAGAGCAGAAGTTGCTGAATCGCTGCACCCTCCTTTGTCTTTGTGATCCATTCGCCGTCAAGTAATGTATTCGCGCATGCAATGCGACGAAGTCCTGTACGATACACATTCAGAGCCATATCAATCATCCAGAGATCACCTTCGGCGTTACAGAATGCATGAACACGAAGTCCATCTGCCTTGTCCGTGACGTTATAGCCTTCACGGAGGTTCGGAACCTTCGGCTCGGCAATCTTTACCATGTTATTAAGCTGTAGAGTCTTAGGAGCAACGCCACGAAACTTCTTCAAGGGTCCGAGGCCGCCCGTGCGCATGTATTCACTGATCACCTTGGCCTGTATGGTCTTTCGTGTGAGCAAGGAACTCTTCTGGATTCCACGAAGCACTTCACCCATACCACGAACCAGATTCTTCAGATGTGTAGCTGCCTCCGCTTCGCCATGGAGGAGTTCCACCTCAATCTCGTAGGTGGGGTTCACTTCAAGGAAGTTAAAGTCACGGAAGTTCAATGCCCATTGAAACTCCTTGCGCTCCTTACCAGTGCGGTCACGATACGTCTTCATTGGTGTAGAGCGAACCATAGAGAGATCAAAACGAATCCCCTCGCCGCGAAATGTCCATCTACGAATCATACGAAAGGCCTTCTTTTGTGCAGGCCAACGACTCAGTACGTCCTTGAGTTGTGGATCCTCTTCGCCTAGAGGAATCTCACGACGTGTCTTGATTCTTACATCATATTCATCCAAATCAATGTTGGCTTCGCCCGAAGCCTTGTCCTTGATGATTGCCTGATACGGTTTACCTGCAATCGTATTGTCTCGGCAATACTGCTGGATCACTCCAAGGCCGAAAACGGAGAAACGAACACCTGTCGGAAGACAAATATTAAGCTTATCTTCCTGCGGTAGAACATCATATCCTTTTGCCTTGAGTCGCTGCACAACCTGTAAGAAGGTTGTAGTGTCCACTTCTCCTTTAGGTCCGAAGGTTGTTTCAAGCTCGCGTTCAGGATGGGTATGCCATTCCTCAACCATTGTCTTCAGAGCTTTCACTTCACCTGGAACCAAATCCATTCAATCCTACTGCGTGCCTTGAACTTCTGAATGAAGCCGCTTCAAACTTTACCCTGTGCCTCGCAAGTGTTGAATCGCTTCGGCCTTGCCAAGAGCACGGGCATAGTCTTCCTTGAGAATACGTCCAGATTCACTCTTTGTGCTCGGGATTCCGATATTCATAGAATTCCATGACTTTTTGAGAGCCTCAAGTGTTCCTTCGGCGCTCGGATATTGACCGGTCCAGCCATCCGCCTCGCGATCACTAATCCATTTACTGACGGCAGCAAGTCCAAAAGCTCCTGTTGTTTCACCGGCTGAACGGTATCGTTCACGTGTCCAAAGAATAGGACGATCCGATTTCCAAAGCCGGAGGTCTTCGGGAACAAAGGTGAGCTTGCGTTCATTTTCGTTCATGCGGACCCACTGAACTTCACAAAGGACATTTACCGCCTTTTCAAGTGCCTCAAAGTTTTCTTCCGATGCATTTTCAATCGTAGTTCCGAGAGCATCACAGATCTTAGTCTTTGACCACTTGCGACCACCCCCTTCCCCTGACTGTACACGTCCCTGCAAACTTACGATCGTCTGCATTAACATTTCACGGCGTTGAGCCTCAGATCCAGCACGGAACTCGGGGTTCGTTGACCAAAGCCATAGACTTACGGGGCCCGGAGGATTCAATCGTGCCCATTCAACTCCATATTGTTTCTCAGTGCTTTCTTCAACTGGACCAGATGTCTGTTCACCGGGCATTGAAATCATTAGCGCCTTTTTGGTCTTATTTGGGTTTTTTTCAATACAAAGCAGTAATGTATCCATACTCCTTTATATTGGTGTGCAAACCTTAGGCCTTGCCTCCTCAGGCCCGAGGTTAGTCCAATAGAATTGGACGTCGCAAGGGCCTTGTTACAGAGTCCGAAGACTATCCATTTCTTTATCACGTTCCTCAAAGCGTATACGATTCTGAGTACAGAACTCTATAAACTTTATAATCTGTTCAAAAAGGGATTGAGGAAGTTTAGATAGATCAAAAAAAACTCCGTTTGTGTTTTCAGTGACTTCAAAGTTCCCTCTCTTCAGGATACGATATAACTCCTCCTGTTCCGATTTAACAAGAGTTTTAATGGTCTCCCAAACCTTTCTACGCCGCTCGTACTCTTCTGTCTGTAAGGGCTCAGGCTTCAACTCCTGTTGCATCTGCATCTACATCTCCATCCGTATCCTCTTTTTCATCTGATTCCGCATCAGCCTCGGCGTCAACGGCAACCGGACCCACAATAGCTGCAGCAGGGAGTGCTGCCTTTCTAGAACGATAGACACCTACCGACAGAATATTCGTATCATTGACCTGATACCGTGACTTCTTGATCTCTACTTCTACTACCTCGCCTACTTGAATCGCCTCAAACTCATCATCGCCAATGTGAAGATCCCGAGGGATCATGATACGAATAGCATCCTTGTAGTTTACGTAAATACCCATCTTATTCTTGCGAGTGACTTCTCCTTCCACAATGACTCCATCGGGTGGCTGCAGAACACGTGATTCCGCTTCCGTATAGAAGATAATATCGCCGGTGAAACGACCCTTCTCAATCATTCCGATACTGCGCGAAAGTAACTTTACTGAGTTCGGAATCACGTATCCATTTCGTGAACAGCGACCTTCAAACTGGGTACGAATCTTTGACTCAAGGAGCAAATCTAGATTTGTAATATCCTTTCCGAGATCCTTTGCCGTTAGAGCAACCTTTGTTTCAAAAAAACTCTGGATTTCCATTTGTACCCTCCTTTTATTTACAGAAGAATCAAATTTACGCCCCCTTGTCAAACTCGCCTTTATGTCCAATCATTTTTGCAGAAATGCTCCGATACATCCAACGCCGCTTATTGATTTTCTGCATATCCATGAATCTCGTGACACAATCCATCAAGAAACAGGCACGAACCGCATTCTCAAACTTGCGACCACCCTCGCGTTCTGATTTAGTCAGAATAGCATCCGTCAAATCAAGATCTGATCCAATCGCCCCTTTGAGAATCACGCCAAACTCCTTCAACTTCTCAAAATGATTGTGAACTCCGCTTGCGATACTGCATTCGCGACCCTTTCCGACCTTTTCACCGACAGCCGGCACCTCAATATTCTTAAAAATCATTTCACCCTTTTTAGGGACAATGAATCCATATCGCGGTCCTGTTGTATTCGTATCGGCCTTCAACCCCCTATAAGGATCACCGCCAGATTCAATCACACTCACCTGAAGTTCAGAACATTCCTTGTCGCCGCAAATGTACCGTAATACTCCTGTTAAGGGATCTACAAAACGGAAGGCGCTTGTAGACCCTGCCTGAAGGTACTGTTCATCATAGACATGTTTGAACTTTACTAGAAGTGCGGGATCCGTTTTCCACTTTGCCATAAGAGACTGTTGATCACGCGCACTCAAAAACTCATCCCATACACATTCAAGTAGAACTTTAGACATTATAGCGCGCCAAGATTCATTCTCGCGAATGGATTTATAGAGCCATGAAATCATTTCAAATCGCTCTGTGCTTCTCTTAATAAGTCGTGTATCATGTTTATGAAAGCCCGCAAGTGCAGCCGTGATCGCAGGAGGAACACCTTTTTCAATTGCCGTCTTTGCGGCAATGGTTGCAGACCATGTGACCACTTCATCCCAGAAAGCTGAATCGGGTTCTGCATCCACATCCGTATCCGTCGCAGAAGCAGAAGCAGCAGCCACAGTCGCATCACCAGAAGCAACTGCTACTTCAGGAGCAACCATACTTATCGCAGGCTCATATGAATCTCGTTTTACAGGAGCATCTGCAATCCGAAGTGCGAGCGGAATCGTGTCGTCTGCAAGACCCGATGGTTGAAAAAGAAAATATCCATTTTTATATAAGATTCGCCCTCTCTTTCCAAACAGATCAATCGTAAATGATTTACTGTTAATGATTGTTTGTAATAAGAGAGCCAGTGCCTTGCGAGGAATATCTGAGAAAAAATCTGTAAAATCGGATAGAGCGACGAAGGGCTGCTCCGCCTGGCCAGCAGCTTTTCCCCTGAATAAAAGTCTCACACGCTCAAGTAACTGATTTTCCCGCCACTTCGCAGCATATTCCGTATAGGTCCGTTCATTCGCCGCATCGGGATTTACTACAATCTCAGGTTTACACTTATAGTCTTTACAGTTCTCCAGCCAGTCACAGAGTGCCGTGAACGGAACATCATTTCTATCAACAGCCGGTCGTAGAACACCTTGTCCATCAATCATTGGAACCAATGGCAGCCCTTCAACAAGTACAGCATCGTGATTCAGATTGCAATCAACTGCATGTTCCTTAAGTACACGAGTTACACGTCCAACTTCAATGGCCTTCTTAATTGCACGACGGTATGTATATAAATCAATCGTTTCTGTATCTTCAGTCTTGTCAAATGCAGTCACAAGCAAATAGACTGTGCAGTTACGTAACCGCATATCCTTGAGAAGAGAATGACTGCATGTACGAATACCACGTCCCACAACCTGTTCTAACTTATTCAAGTGGAACCAACTATCAAACAGAAAGAGTTCACGAATGTATCGCAAATCAATACCTTCTCCTGCAACTTGAGAACCAATAACAATCTTTAGGGACTCGCCCATCGTATTATTCGTCGCTCGTTGAGCCGCGATTGCTGCCGCATTATTTGGCGAATACTCATCACTTCCTGTGAGGATGCAGTAGCGGGCAGGCACGAATGTATGCTCAGCACGATGATTCTTTTCACGTTGGTTGCACATAGCACATTGTCGTTTTCCATCTGTCTGAATTCCATCTTGTAAAAATCCCGCGCGTCCACTGGGACTCCATAATGTGTATCCATTTGCCTCAAGAGCAATGGCAATCGTCAATGCACCTGATTTAATAAAGCGGCTATAGACAAACACGCACCCCTTAGTATTCTTGAGTCGTGAGAGTAAAAAGGCCATCTTGGGTGACACAGCTCCAATGACATCCTCACTCAGCCAGGTAGGTGGCCCTTGGATAGACTTGAATGTACTGAGTCCACCCGTATGTTTTTCCTCAAACTGATCATCAAATCCTTGTGCACGGATTCGTGCGTCAATAGGCTCATCACCTGGGAAAATCCAGTTTCCTGCCTGAATGAGAGTATTGGATGTCTGAATATCAATCTTTTCCATTGGTCCTACGACGGCTTTGGCATAGTCACGATATTCTTTTGCCGCCTTACCTTCAAACTTACAGTGAACAATAGGAAGACCAAACTCGGTTGTAATATCTGTTCCTGCAGCATCAGCTGTAATCGCGCTCCCATTGGGTGCCTTGGATGGCCAGCGTCCCATGAGTTCAAACTGCCGACCAAGCGCAAGAAGACGTGTGGCAAGAAGAGCACTACCCGCAGGAGTATAGTCAAGTTGCGGCTTCAGACGGGTTGGAAATGTTAATGGATTCTCACCTCTCATGAAACTTACGTAACGACCCGCAATACGACCAATCTGTTTATCTCCACTCGGAACAACCGTTCCATCAGGTGCCGTCTTTTCCTTCATAAATGTTCCATCCTCATTAAAGACAGCAGGTACACTCAGAAGTTCATTTGGTCGTTTATCATTCAACAACAATAGATTTAATAGGAAAACGATTTCCGTATAAGAGTTATACATAGGTGTACCTGTGAGCAGAACGAGTGTGATACCATCTACGACCTCCAGAATCTTTCTCAGAAATGGCGTCAATCGTTTGCCGGCCACGGATTCACTGAGTTCCTTTTTTCCACCAGCGGCGTCAATATTCTCTTCATCCATTTCAGGTGTATCGCGCAGATTATGAGCCTCGTCAATAATGAGCACCTTTCCACTAAAGGCCTTATTGAGTTCTTTATAGAGTGCCTCACGTTCTCTCACGCCATTCGCGCCCTTTACAACCGTCTTTTCAATACTTGTGATATAGTTTGCAAATGCAGTATATCCCATAAAAGCATACCGACGTTTAATAAGTGCATTTACTCGTGATTCAACGACTTTCTTATCCTGTTCATAGAGAGTTCCTGAAAGTTTCAAATACGTATTTCCAGTGCATCCCTTGGCCGTGTTCATTTCACTCGTATCAGGGTCATCAGATAGACCCTTTCCAATCTTCAGACCATCTGGATCAAAAATGGTCCGATAGAATCCACCTTGGATCGTCCTCGGTGCTACAATCATGACTTGATCGCGCGGATATTTATCCAAGAATCCCTCGGCAATCGTAATGGCCGCACAGGTTTTACCAACACCTACTCCATGGAATAACAGGGCAGAGTTATACGGCGTTGAAGGCGACAGAAGTCTTGATACGAATCTCTGGACAGGCGTCAACTCAAACTCACGGTCAGGATCACATGGATCTATTTTATCTTCTAGTTGATCCTTAATAGACCGTTGTTTTGACTCAGCAAACTCACGTTTTTTCAACAACTTCATGATAAAATCAGGGTCAGCCGCATCAGGATATAAAGAACCAATCTCCTCGGTCGTAGCTTCGGGAAAAACACCTTTCTCCTGCATTTCTTTTACAACTAAATCACGTTCCTGAAACACTTGTTTTCTATCATCGGCGCCTTTAGGTACTAAGGTTGCCCATCGTGTCAATAATGGATCCGCCATCTACTTAGATCCTATGAAAATGAAAAAGGACAAAAATTGAGTAGGATGGACGCTGTGCGTAAAAGTACTTCTCGCTTTTCTACGTTTTCAGGACGGATTCGTGATATTGCATCATCCAATGTAAACCATCCTAAGTCACCGATTTCACGTCGCATGTGTTCATTTGTTGGATCAAATGTAACCTTTACAGATTCCTTAACATAGACAATCCGATATTTATGACAATAATGAATATGATTTGTCCCAAAAAATGTCTCTTGAATAGGCTCCATGTTTTCAATTATCTGAATATCCTTTTCGTGTAGACCTGTTTCCTCAAACATTTCACGAAGTGCGCAGTCGCGTTCTGTTTCAAATGGATCACGTCTTCCTTTCGGGAACCCCCACTCGGGTGTCTGCCAACCGGGTCCAAGCATATCAAATAGTTCACGCAATGTGCGCTTCACTCCAGTCGCGTCAATAAGTCCCTGTTCTCGCAGAGTCTCAAACTTTTGACGACTTATTTCTTTTTCCTGACGATATTGTGCAACTGAATGATCGCTCCCCCATAAATCATCCCATAACTGCTGAAATGAGAGTGTTAAAAATCGTTCTCGTTCCCTTACAGTCATTCCCTTCATTTGAGTTGTTATATAGATAAAATCAATTGTAGTATATTTTCCTCTCATTAACTCTACAAATCCCAGACTATCGCGACGCTGAATCAGTAGAAACTGGATATTTCCTGCCAGTTCAAGGCCTGTTATAGAGGATTCATGTTCGGCTAGAATCTCGGCGGGCTTCCAGTTCCCAAGAACTCGGATTGCTATGATTCCATGACTTGTAATAGGTGCAAGACATTGGCGAAATGAATGTGCTAAATCTCCGCAGTTTGAGCACCCTCGTGTCATGATTAACTTTCCTTGGGTTCTTTTCATGTTATAGACGCCGCTCGCTTATACTAGATGCGACTAAGTTCTTAAGGTGGAGGTAAAAAAAAGATGTAAAAAGTCTGTAATCTAACAAGATGAAGATTCCGCCTGAAGTCTGGGGCCCTTTTTTCTGGCACACGATCCACATAACGGCACTTGGATATGCGACTAAACCAACCTACGCACAAAAAAAGGCAGCAAAGGAGTTTTATACCTCACTAACTGTGCTGATTCCGTGTCCGGTCTGTCGTGAACACTATGCAAAACATTTAGAAACGTATCCTATTACACCCCACTTGGATTCGCGAGATGATCTCTTCAAATGGACAGTTGTTCTCCACAATGCTGTCAACAAGAGTCTAGGAAAACCAGAGTTTTCTGAAAATGACTCAATTACCTTTTACAGGCGCTTGGGTGAACGAGGTAAGTCTCCTGTGATCAGTCACTTTGACTTTGAGGAAGTGGATACACGTTCCTTTGCACGTGGACTTGGTGCAGGTATAGGTGGAATGGCAGCCCTCGCAGGGATACTGTATCTTGTCGCACCTAGATAGAATGGAGTCGTATCCACCCGAAATCTATGAGGGCCTTAAAATACCGTCCGGTCCAACACATGCTGTAAAGAAAGAGGTAAAGGAAATGGTTGTAAAGGCAAAAATGACAAATGATGAGATCAAGGGGCGTGAAGGAACGTATTTTACAGAAAAGGAGGTTGATACGATTCTGGATCATGACGTGGATCTGTATCGCTTAGATCCTGAAACGGGTGAAAAGAAACTTCTCGCCAAGTTTCGGAAGCATGTGTTCACACCTGAGGAGATTCGTATGGGATGGGAAGGATTCTACGAGACGGCGGCGACGAGTCGTAATCGCGGTGCGGCAGCAGGTCCGATTGATCTTGAGGGAAAATACTGGAAAAAGCGTAACCCCACAGAAGTCAATAAATGGTCCACACGGTACGTACAGGATGGAAAAGTTAGTAAAATGCGCGTAAACAATCTGGTTATGAGCAGTGTACTTGGATTCTTTGAAAAGACGCCTTTTATGGGACTTCCGTGCCGTTTAACCAGCTACACACAGCGGTTTTTCCGTCAGTACAGTCACGGCATTCCGTTTATTGAGGCAGTGAATGATAAATTCAAGAAGTTGGTGCCTGCGGCTCATGCGAAGCAATATGCTGCGGCTTCTCAGAAGCCGGCCTACCGTATCAAGAACACGGCATTCAGTTCCGTTACGCTCAATCGTAACTTCCGTACGGCCTTGCACCAGGATGCAGGAGATTTTCGTGATGGATTTGGTAATCTGAGTATTATTGAGCGCGGTGAGTATTCAGGCGGATTTACACTTTTCCCTCAGTACGGCGTAGGGTTTGATATTCGTACAGGAGATTTCTTGGCCATGGATGTACATGAATGGCATTGTAATACGGAGATTACGGAGTCGGCTGCACAGGCCAAGAAGAACAAGCATCTTCCTGATATTTACAAAGATGATGCCACAACAGGCACCTTTGGATCAAATAAGCCGTATACACGCATCTCATTTGTATGCTATTTACGTGAGAAACTCCGTATGTGCGATGAAGGGCAGACCCGCAAATACTACAAAAAGATCAAGTTTGATCCGGTCAAGGGAGATCTAGAGAAGGCTAAGAAGGCCAAGAAGGCCAAGTTTTCAGGAAAAACACGCAAACATAAGGCGTAAAAATATGAATCGTATCGTTTAGATTGATTTCGTTAAAATCAATCTGCACGGTAGAGAGAATGGCCGATTACAAGCAACGGCTTCTAGGTGTCCTTGAAATGTCACGATCCTCTTTGCCGAGTATGCCAAGCACGATGAGTTTCCCGACAGGTATGCTAAATACAGACGGTGGTATTATAGCCACTGTAACTCCATATGTTTTATGGGTGCTTCTATTTGTTTTTATTGTGTCTCTTGTACTTATTATCATAAACTATACAGTCTATCCAATCTTTAACTTTGGAAATAATCCAAATGCTCTCATTACTGTACCTCAAACACAATGGGTTCCAGAATGGAAGACTGACACTACAAAATCAACGAATACTGTTCCTACTGCAAACTATAGTTTTCTCTTTGATGTAAAAATAATAAATCCTGCTGGGAGCACTACGACTACAGACACGTTTGTCTTACTTTATAAATCAACTAGTGGCACAGCACCATCAACTACACTTGCGGCGAGTGTGGATCCGAGTTTAGTTGTTGTGTATGATTCGCTTGCATCAAAGATTTACGTCTATTTTACGACAAAAATGCAAAATAATAGTTTGGGGTTACAGGTCGTCTCGTGTGAGTGTATCCCAGGCGTTCCTTATCGTATTGGAATCGTTGTAAGTAACTCATTTGTTGAGCTTTATATGAATGGTTCCTATATGTCAAGTAAATCATTTGGTGGACAAACTGTAGCGGGCACTGACACGGATTATCTGTATAGTTCACCCGTTACATATGCAACGAATGTTAGTGTAGCAAATCTATTTATCGCAAACTATGTTGCCTCTTCCGGTGAAATCAAGGCAATGGGTGGACCTGCACTAGCATAAATCTTTGTTCGCTAAAAGGAGAAGATGATCTGGGTCATCGTGATTGTAGTTATTCTTATAACACTCGGTATTTTACTATTTCTACTTCCTGAATTTAGTTTTACGCGAGCCGTCACATCAAGTAAGGTGTCTGGTCCATGGGATCTATCTAAGAAAGATATAGTCCCAGCAACGAATCAAAATATTGCTGGAAACTTTTTATTAAATCAACGTTCTACGCTTCGGATTTTTTATATCGTTAGGGGACTACCGCGCACATCCAGAGTCGTGGATGCCGCGCTTACGCCCAGCTATGATTCAACGACGAACACCTATGGGATCTGTACACTCACAGCATCAGAGCCAACACGATGCGATCACCCTGAATTCTGGCCACTGCTTTCATTTGAATCCGATTTTAGGATTGAGTTGTTACAGGCACCCGACGCCTCTCGTCAGGGAGCGGCAATGGCACAAGTTGTTATTAAAACCTCATCCGCAACAAAACAGTACATTGAAACCTTCCCACTCCCCGAGTTCCCGTTTCAAAAATGGGTTATGTTGACTCTTTCTCGTGAAGGATCCACATTTGATGTCTATTATAACAATCAACTTCAAGCATCCATTAAAACGACAAATGTCCCCTCTTTTACTGCAACGGATGTAACTGTTTCATCTGGGACTGGACTGGGAACTGCACAATGGCTTACGTCGGCTACAAATAGTGTAACAATCTCTGATGTTGCAAAAGATTATAGTCTGAATACGGATACAAAAGGTCAGCCGTTGCAAGGGATGCTTCCTTCATTGACAGGATTAAATTTATGTCCTTCCGGTGGCTGTTTTAAAGGCCCTAGCGTTCGTCCTGCAAATCCATTAATCGCATGGCAGACGGCATATTAAAAAATCCTGAAATCCAATCAGAATGAACGCCGCAAGCGCAGCTCCTACGCAAGGATTTGGCTCTACAGCACGGTTGATTGGAGGAGTGATTATCCTGATTCTTGCAGGAGTTGCACTCTATTATCTGTATGATTATATGTACAATGTGACGTCAATCCAGACGAAGGCTGCGATTGTATCAGGTCCTATTTCTTCCAGAACAGCGAGTTTCCAGTATCCTAAGTCAGACGATGCAGACACGAAACTGACACAGTACATTTTTCAGGGTGGAGAAACGTCTATTAGTTTCTGGATGTATGTAACCGGCAGCGGATCTGATTCTACGACAAAGAAGCATATTTTACACTTAGGTACAAATGCAGAAGGAACAGATATACCGACACTACTCGTTGCCTTGGGTGGAACGACAAATGGACTCTTTGTTCAAGTGGATGATGGTACAAGCGGAGTCACGACCACAGGTATATATGCCTACATGATGGCATCTGGAAATAATGATACAACTGCCAAATGCAATATTGCGAATATTGAGTATGGTCGGTGGGTCAATATTACGATTGTCTTGAATAATACGCTCTGTGATGTCTACATGGACGGTAAACTCGCGCGTTCTAGTGTTCTCAGGAACCAGTTCCAAGTTAAAGGAAATTCAACAACTCCGTTGTACTTTTATCTGTTGAAGTCCAGTTTTCCCGCTGCAGCAGGTGCGACTGTGAATACATCGTGGATGGGAAGCATTAGTAATGTGAACTTCTACAACTATGCGGTTTCCCCGGATGAAGTCTATCGTCTCTACATGGCGGGTCCTTCCGGCTCAGGCGGAAACCTATGGGACTACATCAAGAGTTTCTTTGGTACTGTAAACATGGCAAAGCCTGTAACGGCTGCGCCTGTAACGCCTGTAACGCCTACTTAACTAGACGGACGAGTTTTTAATAAAAACTAAATCCATCTAAGATTTAGATGTCGGCCAACAACGTAAGTGCAGGCCCTGCTGGGTTTATATTAGGAAATGGAATCGCTCCACAGATTCTCTTGTCAATAGTTGCTGGTCTTGTAGTCTTCATTGTATTTTTCAGTATTGAGTCATTCATACAGACGCTTAATAAGTATCAAATGGCAAAGACTGTTTTAATCCCGAATACAACGCAAAGCAGTTCATCCATTGTTCTTGTACAAGATCCGTCTAACCCCGCATCAAAAATGATTCTTCCCTCCGATAATGAACTGACAGGTGTTGAGTTTACGTACAGTTTCTTCCTTTTTGTTGATCCTGCCACAGTTGACGGGATTATGCCGACAAACACTAACTCGCACAACTTGAAACAAGTCTTTTACAAGGGATATTCTACACCGTTCCCTTTGATGGGACCCGGTGTATTTATCCTAGGTGACGTGAATACTATGCGTATCTTCATGAACTCCTACAAGTCGTGGTTTAACTATGTGGATGTTCTCAATATTCCGATTCAAAAGTGGTTTCACTGTGCACTCGTGTTCCGTGCAAACAATCTTGAGGTTTATATCAATGGAAATATCACAAATCGGATCTCCATGGAAACCACCTATCCTTACCAGAACTATCAAAACGTTGTTGTATTTGGTGCAACTACATACAATAGCGGTACAAAGACATTCAAAAACCCTGGAAGCACGGTTGAAGAGACATTTAATGTGAGAGGTCCTATGTCGGGTCAAATCAGCCGCCTGACCCAGTATCGGTATGCATTATCTTACAGTGAAATCCAAGCCATTTCTATTGCAGGGCCCTCATCAAAGGTTGACGTGCCTGCAAATCAAGGAGCTGGCTCCTATCTACAGACAACACTGTCAGATTCCTGGTACACCGCCTAAAAAGATTCCATTTCCATTGCCGAAGCGCGAGATTTACTCACTTTCCTCTTATCAATATAAGAGAAAAGGGATGACTGGTGGTGGTCTTCAAGGATTAATGGCCTACGGGTCCCAAAATGTTTTATTAAGTGGTAATCCAAGTATGACCTATTTTTACAAGGTTTTTAAACGATATACTCATTTTTTCGTTGAGAATGTTGCAAATCTAATGGACGGTCAGAATCAACTCTTTTTTGACCAGCCGATTAAAATCCGTTCAAAGATTCAACGAGTTGCCGATTTGGTCAGTGACGCTTACTTTACATTTCAACTCCCCGACATCTATAGTAAATATGCTGGAAATCGCACATCTCAATATGAGTTTCAATGGACGGAATATGTAGGCCCTTCCCTCATTAGTTCAGTCGCGATTTTTATCGGTGGACAAAAAATCCAGGAGTTTGATGGCTCTTATTTGGTTGCGTCTGCACTCGTTGATTATCCCACGGATACGATCGGCAAGTGGAAAACGCTCGTTGGTCAAGTGACTGAAGTCACCAATCCTGCAAACGGACTCTATGCAGGTGGCGGAGTTTCAGGAAGGTATCCTACTGTTGTACGTAACACAGCGGTTCCATTAGATTCTCAGCTCAATCGTCCCTCTATTTTTGGTCGCACGGTTCGTGTTCCGCTTCCATTTTGGTTCACACACGAAGGGTCAGCACTTCCACTATTAGGTCTCCAGTATCATGAGGTAGAGATTCAGATTACACTCAATCCTATTAATAGTCTGTATACGGTATTGGATGCATCTGGATTCCGCGTAGCACCAGGTATTCAAATGCTCGCAAGTCAGAAAGCAATCGCATCCAATATTCCAGATTATGGAACTGTCTATGACGCGAGTGCAAATCTGAATGCATTTCTAGTAGACGTGGGTGTCCCGACTCCTGGTCTCAGTACATGGAACTTGAATCCCACACTTGAGATTACCTATGTCTATTTACCTGAATCTGAAAGAAATATCTTTGCTTCAACAAATCTTTCATATTTAGTCCATCAAGTTACAATGTATCCATTTCCAACACTCTACAATCGTCAAGTTCTGGATTTAGAAACGCATAATCCGATTGAACGACTTCTGTTTGTCAATCGTCGGTCCGATTCTATGCAGTTCAGAAACCAGTTGGCCAACTTCACGAACTGGACATTCCCTACGACTGCTCCATTTCTGCAGGGGACGAATGCGAACTCTAGTAGTTCATCTGGACAGTTACTCCAATATGCCCAGCAAGATATTATTCAGACTCTTCGGGTGATGTGTGATGGTAATGAGATACAAGAAGAAAAGTCTATTGATTATTTGAATGTGGTGTATCCGTTCAGGACCACAAATGGAAATCCGAATCGGCAGATTCCTATTTATAGTTTTGCCCTTCACAGCCTTGGTTCCCAGCCATCGGGATCCATTAACGCGAGTCGGATCCGTGTTTTTCAGGTTGAGGTTAATCCCTATCAGCTCCCCCCGAGTACAACATATGTATATGACCTTAGTATTTATGTTGAGTCCATCAACTTTGTAGAGATTACTGGCGGCATGGGAGGCCTCAAGTACGCTCTCTAAGCATCGGGATTCTTGAGCCGGATTTCCACAAAGCCGGATTTCCGATTGGGATTACGTACAATATAAGGACCATAGTGTTTTTCTAAAAAAGCCACTTCATCCTCTATCTTTTCTTGTGTCCGTGTGAGTTGCA